ACGCGCGTTGAACACGTTGTCGGTCAGCTGCGGGCGATAGTTCGCAAGCGTTGTCGACAACAGCGCGTCAAAGTTGGGGTTAGACATTGTGAATTACTCCAGTTGTGAAAGGTGCTTAGCCTTCAAGTTGGCGCTTAGCCAAATCCCAGGCGTCGCGTAGTGATTTGACGGGTTTTGAGGAAACGTCAGCACTCTTTGCCGAACCGCCCTTGGACACAACCGCGGCCTCCCGCTTGGCTTGAACAACTTTCTGTTCGTCTTCCGCCTTTTTGGTCTTGACGGCAGACGCAACTTTCGATTGTTCAAACAAGCGGTCGAACGCAATCTGCTTATAGACGGCTTCCAAGTCGGCGTTGCCAGTGGCAAGTGCCTTGGCAACAACCTCCTCGGCGTCAAACAGTTCGCCGTACCTCTTCGACAGAGACTCAACCGTACGCTCTAAATCCCGCATCGCTTTGTCTTGCTCGAATGCCTGAATTCGGGTTTCCAGTTGCCGAACCTGCTTCGCCGTCGGGTCCGCATACAGTTCGTCCTCCTCGGACGGTTGCTGCGCGTTCACGCCGTAATGCTGCGAAAGCAAATCCAGAGTGCTTTTCGGGTCGTTCTGCAAAGCCTCTTGCAAAGCGGCGCCAAACTGCACCTGTTTCCGTTGCTCAGCCAGCGACTGCGTCTTGCGGGTGTAGTCCGCTTGACGCTGGTAGCCAGAGAGCGCCTCCTTGAGCGAAACCTCAATTTCTTCGCCATCGACAGTCAGCTTGACGGGCTTGTCAGCGAACTCGTCCCAAGCGAAATACTCTCGGGGTTCAGCCTCGGGGGCTTCACCAGTCTCCGCGCCTGCCTCAACTTGCCCCTCTTGGGGTGTTTCGGGCACGCTTTCAACGTGGTCTGTATTGCTCATAAGTAGAGTCCTCCAACGGTTGCTCTACATAGGCGGTCAAAGCGTTACATCTCCGGGACCTGCGTATTGGGCAGGGGGGCTCCCCCCGCCAGCAGCTGGTTCAAAATCTCGGGTGGGATGTTGGAAGGTAGCGGCAGGCCGCCCGTGGGGGGCAGTTCTGGCTGTTGCTGGGGCGGCATGGGCTGCTGTGGCATGCCCGTGCTGGGGTCCGTCGGGGGCTGTTGCAACACGAACGAGGCCGCCGAACGGATGCCAAACCCATACTGCAGCACGTAGGTGGCCAACTTCGGCATGTCAATGATGCCAGCCCCCGCGAAGGGGGCCATGGCATCCACGACCTGCAAAGCCATCTGGCGTCGGAACGACTCGTTGACGGGGGCAGTAGACCCCGCCTCAACCTGAAAGTCGAACTCCCCCTGAATGAAGTCGCGGTCAAACTCCAGCCACACTGGCTGGGCCTCCGAACCAACAATGCGGACCGCCTGCTCGCCAGTCATGTACTGCTGTGCCAGCATCACCAAGCGGCGAGCGCAGTCGGCAATGCCCCGCTCCACGATGGCCAACTTGTCCGACACGCGAGCATTGGCGGCATCCTGAATGATTGCGGCCTCAGTGGCGGTGCGGCGGATTTCGGGCAGGCCGCCACCCATGTACTCGTTCAGGCCCGAAACCCAACGGATATCATCCGAAATGAGACCCGACTGGTTGTAGAACTCGGGCGGACTGATGATGGCTGGCATCGGGGCCACAATGTTGCCCAACCCCTCGTCGGAGTTGACGGGCACCATCACGTTGTCTTCATCGGACTCAAGTGCCGACCTCCCGTCGGCATCAAACGCAGACTCCTTGAACAGCCACTTGCGAGCAAACCGCTTGCGGTGGTTCATCATCTGCGTGCGCGTCTGGTTCAACTCGTGCTGGAGCGGCTCAATCGCCTCCAACTCGCCCATTGGGTAGAAGTACTCGGGAATGTCGTAGTTGCGCATCATCACAAACGGATGACCAAACGCAAAGGGAATTTTGGTGGGCGACACGAGGAACTTGTCGGAGCCGTCACAAAACACCGACATGGTGCCCTTCTCGACGTCGTAGAATTCCCACACCTCGACATACGCATCCTGTGGGTCCTGCGACCGGCGGGGGCGGTCCTTGTCCTGCCCCCACTTCGAGTAGTGGGACGGCGCGGCATCCTGACGCGCCGTTGAGTTGTATCGCTTGTCCCGCTTTACCTCCTCGAGGGGGCGGCGAATGCACTGTGCAATCCAACGCGTGTCATCCATTGAGCGCGCATCGGGGTCAACGAACACATCAAACGGGGACACGCGCTCAACGAAGGGGCGGTCCTCCTTGATAATCAGCTCCGATTCCATCTTCGACTCTGGCACATCCTCCGCCAGCTCGTCGGAAAATTCGTACGCCGGGTTCTCTTCCTTGGCCCTCTCCTCCTCGACGTACCTGTACCCAATCTTCATCCAGCCATGACCGATAACCAAAAAGTCCTTGATGGCAAGACGGAACTGGCGCTGGCAGTCGTAGTGGCGCCACCAGTAGTTCACAATCGCTTCGGTCACCACCGCTTTGTCGGCATCTTCTGGGCGACGGGCATTGACACTAATCTTGGGGTGGTTCACCGAAACCGCGGGAGAAATGACGTTGATGGTCGCAAACGCAATGTTGACCAGCAGCTGGTCCGACTCCGAATACCTGTGGTGGTGTTTCCCCCGATACATGTCCACCAGTCGCTGCCACAAGTCGTCGCAACGCTCCTCGCGCCTCCAGCGGCGGGAGTGCTCCAACTTGTTGCGATAACGCCGCAGAATTTCCGTGTTTGACAACCTAGCCATTATCTACTCTCCTGCCCCCCTGTGCCAGCCGATGTGCTGGTCCAACTTTTCGCCCACCTTGTCAACCTTGCGCGCCACGGTCTTCAACAAAATCCTTGCCTCCGCGTGTTGGCTGGTGTTCTCGCGGCGCAACCTGTTCAGCGCCACGACGACGGGCCCCGAGATGATTGCAACCACGATTGGGACCCAAATCGCTTCCATGTCACACCCAACGGGTCCCCACTGGCTCGGGGTTGTAGCCGTTGATGCGCGCATCCGCCACGGCCTTTCTCTGCCGCTCCCCAATGGTCGGGCCGTGGAAGTCGCTCTTACCGTACGAAAACCCAATGTTTACGGTCTTGACGTGGCATGCAAAGCAAATGAGCCCACGGCGGGGCATTTCCTCGACCTCAAAGGGAGAAGCGCAACGCTGGCAGGTGAAATTTCGCATCAATAGGACCCCGAATCGTTACCACGGACGTTGAACGCCCCAATTGGCTCGGTTTTGGGAACTTTATTGCCCGCAATCTGCTTTGCCCACCAATTCCCCGAAAACTTCCTAGGTTCCGTACCGTGCTGGTACTCCGGGTACCAAACGTACTTGAGCATCTGGTTGGCAATCCCCAGCGACATTACGCGGTCGTCATGTGGCGACCCATGCATCTTGCCGTTTGCCTCGCGTACAAACGTCCTCAACTCGGCCACCGTGTACTGGCAGGGGATGTTCATGACCCCGTCGCGGATAGACGCATTTAGCTCATCCACCGCCAGCGGCTTTGACACCGTGGTCGTGCGCCATCCCAGAGTCTCCGACACGGTTGGGTTCCTGTGTCCCAACCGCCGCTGTCGAAACAGATTTTTGTAGCCAACCCGCTGCAACCCCTTCAGGGTTGTCAGCCCATGGTTGTTCGACTCCACCCCCACAAGGCAGTAGTTGTACCAATGCCCCAACGCATAGAGCACCTCCTCCCCGAACAGGTCGGGGTCTACGTGGCCATGCCAATGCGCAACCAACTCGCCCGTTTCCGAATCCAAAATGTGTGCGGAGCTGTAGTCCCCATGGCCCAGCCCTTCCGCCACATCCGCGCCAATCACGTACACGCTTGCGCGGTCGGGAAACCTCCAAACCGCCAACTCGCCACCATCCGCCCGAAACTCGTACACGTTGCGGCCGAACCCCTTGTGCAGGTATCCGCGCGAGGGTTCAGACACCTCGCAGGCGCGCAACGCCTCTAGGTCAAACACTGGGCGACCGGACCGAATAAACGCTTCGTCTGGGTCCGAGGGGTATTCCTGCGCCAACTGCCAATCGGGCAAATCGCGCCTCTTTGCCTCATACCAGTCTAAGTCGCGGTCACCGGCCGACCACGGAAAGAAAATGCCCGAAAATCGATTTGTGCCAGTTTGCGACCCAACCCAGAGCTCGTGGAAAATGTTGCCTTCGCCGTTGGCGGTACTGAGGCAAATAACTCGACCGCCGACGTCGGCAATTGGCTCAATTGATGCCCACGCCTCATCTGGGTTTGGCAAAAACGCCATTTCATCAATGATGACCAAATACACGGACTCACCGCGGGCAGGGTCGTTGCCCGAAGGCAACGACTCAATTGAAGATTCGTTGGCAAACACCATCTTCAACTGGTTGTCCGACAACAGGTCGGGACCGCGCTGGCGAATCCACGTCGGCAACATCTTGTACCCGTATTTCGTTTTGGACAGCAATTTTGCGGCTTCGCGTTCGGTGCGCGAAAGCATGACGATGAAGCGGTCGTTCCAGAAGAACGCCAACCAAAACGCGTACGCTGCCGCGAGCGTGGAGAACCCAATTTGGCGGGCCTTCAGCACAATGCTGTAGCGATGCTCCAACCACGCACGAACCGTTTCGCGCTGCGCATGGCGTAAGACAAACTTGATTCGCCCCCGCTCGGGGTGGCGAATCAGCCAGTAGGTAAAACAAAAATATTCAAACGCTTCAAGGTGTTGGTCAACGGACCCGTCCACGGGCCCGCGGCACTTACGCCACTCTTTCTCGTTTATCAGTTCTGCGAGTTCCATAGACGTGCAGGTCGTGCGTTCGCAGCGGATGTCCGACCGGAAGGCGGTTGCGCTTCTTGCCCGCTTTTGTTCCCCCCACGTGTTCGATTACTTTCGTGAGCGGGTTGAATCGCCTACGACCGAGTGACTCTCGCTTTACTGGTTTTCGCCTTTTGCCCACGACCGTACCCTTCGTACTTGGGGTTGACCCAGTTGAAAATAACAGGCAACACCGCCACAAGCCCCGCGTTCACCAGCGTTTTCCAATCGACGACACCGCTCATGTAGGCGGTAATCACCGCGGCGACAAACACCTTGGCCCAAGACTCGGCCACCCGCTGAAAGGTTTGCTTCTGCTGCTTAGTCATGACTTATAACCTCTTCCCATTCACGACGGTTCTCATTCCACACATACTGTTCGCCATCCTCAGGATAGGGGACAGGTGACTGCCAGCGGCAGGTGTCCTCGTCCAATACCCACGATGCGTACGGCTTCGGGGCGATGAACGCATCCCTCTCGGCGTCGTAGGTGTAGCCGATGCCCGCAGGACGCGACTCGTCGTAGAGGTGGAACTC